TCTTCTCCAGAAATGTCTTCTCCAGAAGTGTCTTCTCCAGAAATGTCTTCCTCAAAAGCAGAATTGAAGTAAATCAAATTATCATTAATTACTTCATAATTTTCTATTTCATTTAAAATATAATTTCCTTCTCCTGAAAAATATAAATTTTCGACAGAAAGAAAGCCGTAGCCACTAAGAACCCCCGTAGCTATATTGTTAACTACTTCACACGGTGATGAAACTTTAACAGATTTCTCTCCGTGAAAATCGGTTATATTAATACTTACATTATAAGTTAATTCAGAAACAGCTCTTCTACCAAAAGTATCTAAAAGCTCAATAGAATTACCAAAATCACTAGAAACAGAAAGAGGGACAATAAAGGAAGCCGAATAACTGTTCTTAGATTCAAAAGAAGAAACAAAAACTTCTTCCCCTTGCTTATCAAGAAAAATAATAGATTCTAATATATCTAAATCTCGACCAGAGACAGAAGCTAAAGTTCCTCTAATTATTTCACCCGATTCTGATATTTCATCTATAGTAGGTAAACTCCTAATAACATTAAACTCTTCAGCAGAAACATCTACTCCCCCAGAACCATAAACAAATAGCTTGGAAGAATTACTTCTATCTGGGTAAGTTAAAGATATTGCGTCATTGGAAATGTAATTGAAGTTAACATTTTTAGAATCAGCTACAATCTCAGTAATCCCATCTAATACTCCAGAAACCGTAATCACTGTTCCAGAATAACCGGAAACAGGATCAAATCCAGAAATAACAGGGTTTCTACTCACTCCCACTAAAGGAGAATTGTTACTAGTTCCAGCCTTACCTTCAATAGAGACATAAAATTCAGAATAGTCTATAGTATTAGGCAGAAAAAAAGACCCGCTTTCAAGTTCAAAAGCCCCAAGGCCAGTATCAGCTAATGCTATTTCATTTTCTAAATCTCCGTCAGCGTTATAAATTTTAACTGAATCATTATAAGAAAAATTAGATCCACTTAAGATTACTCGTTCATTAGGAGACTTTTTCGAATCTGAGTCGTAAACCCCACTTATAAAAGGTTTACCCAATAAATAAAAACCACTTTCTAAAGAGTTTGAATAGCCCAATTTGTTTTTAACTCTAACATCAACCCAACCATGTTCTGAAGAGTTAGCACTTGAGACTTGAAGAAAGGAGGGTACGGTTAATTGTAATTTAGTGTCACTACCTTTTGTAGAAAAATAAGAAGAAGAAACGTCGTAAGTTTGACCATTTAAAGATAATTCAACTTCTTCAGCGCTAGTAAAGTTTTCTCCGAATAAACTTAACGCATCTCCTGTTATTACCGTTGTTAAGCTAGATGAATTGAGAGTAGGTAAATCTCCAGAATTGTAAAAGAATTTAGAAGAATTATAAAGGGATTCTGTAGGAGAATAAACTTTAACCTCGTTATAACCCAAACTCGCACCTTCTGGAATATCACCAAGCAGACCCTGATCAGTAATATCAAAAAAAGTATCTACACCTCCAAAATTGACTTTACCCGAAGATTGGCCCTCAACAAGAAGGTTAGATTCAAGTAAGTTAACACCTTCGATTAAAACCTGAGAGCTTTTAACACCTTCGGCTGGTTGCAGACCCGTAATAGAGATTGAAGTATAAAACGACAAATCCTCTAATTGATTATTTAGTATAGATAAGCCGTCCTTAGATAAAGAGATAAAGCCTCCCACAGCGCCTTCTGGAACCGTAACCTTCATTTCTCCGTTAGAAACTAAATCAGGCTGTATGTAATCTAAGTCGCCAAACTTTACTCCCGTAACTCCCTCCAAGTTTGTGCCGGAAATTAAAAGTTCAGAGCCGGGAAGGTTAGTTTGACTACTTAAACCTGTTATCTCCGGGTAATAAGTAAAAGGAATACTACTTTGACTAAAAGAATAAGAAGGATTTAAAGGCGAAGAAGGAGTAACATTAGGATTAACTACTCCTCTAGATAAAGTCTTAACCTTAATAAATCCTGAATTTCTATTTCTTTTTGACCTTATAACTATAGAGTTTTCGCTCAATACCGTATAATCTACTTTTTCATCCGATATTGTTACTTCGTCTATTTGCTGAAAGTTATTACCTATTAAATTTATATCTTGATCACCAAAACCTGACAAAGGAGAAAAAGATCGTGTCTCCACTGCAGAATCTTCATTTAAATCTACATATTGAAAACCTAAAGGATGAAGCTCTCCTTCAGAGTCAACGACAAAAACCTCTGCGCTTATTGCGTTTGCGGGAGTTATCCCTTCTATTGAAGAGTCGCTTACTTCTTTAAAAGAAGACGACTCTATCTTTTGGTCTCCCCACAAAACTTCTACTACAGAGGACAAGTTTTCCCCTTCTATTAAAAAACCGGAATTAGGATAAAAAACATTCATATTATTATGGAATAGGAGTAATAGAATTAACTGTTACTTCTGTAGGAGATGAATAACTAATCAAATTTAAGTCGTAATTGACTTTTTGACCTGAAGAAGCTTGTATAGATTTAGATTGAATCGTGCCTTTGCAAATTACAGAAGTTATTTCCGCGCCATTTTTATCATTTAAAATTACAGAAAAGTCTGCTTTCAATCCGTTATAATTCAAATTCCCCTTATCTTTATTGATTTTAATATTCATAGAAGAAGACTTGCGCCCAAAGTAAATTCTAGCTGGTTCAGTATCACCAGAAACATAGACGGGAGTTATTTGACAATTGTAAGAATAAGAAGCTGATAAAAATTCTGTCTCTTCTGGAAAATTCTCCGAGTCGTCTGCTAGTTTTATTTCGGCGTCTTTACAGTTCAAAACGTTTATTATGTCTTCTATCTCCTGATTATGAAATTGATTAGACTCTTCGAAGTCTCCCTTTAGATCACTAAAAAAAACAATTTCGCATGAGACTATCACTGGAGAATTAGGCTCAAAACCAACAGAGTAACTAGAAAGGTAGCCTTTATCAAATGACAAGCCTCCAAAATTGCCAGAAATAACTTGCCCATCCTCTAATTCTCCTTGAAGCAGCTCAAACTTCCTAATAGGATCAACAAATAAAAGGTCATCACCTTTCTTTTGGTCATTTTCAGTCATGTAATACGAAAAAGACAAAGAAGAAGATATCCCCGTGTCAGAGACTAAAGATTTCGATCTCCTGTCTTTAGAGTCAAATCTAGCTGTAGTGCTAGAAGAAATACTTAAAGAACAGTCTCTAGCTAATACTTCAATATTATTAATTTTTAGCTTTGTATTTTTAGAAGAGAATAACATTTAATAGTGGCTCCTTAACTTTTTAGAAGATGATAAAAGTTCGTTCGACGAGACCATTGATGATTCTGATAAAATCATAGGGTTTTTCATTTTTAGATTTAAGTAATAGTCACTTTCTAAAGTATGCAGGTTGATATCAAAAAAAGAATCATTATCTCTATATTGAATTTGAGTCTCCCTAAAAGTTTCTGCTATCGAGATATCTTCTACGGCTTTTTGATAAAGTACTTTAACAGGAAACTCTTGACCTACTTTATAAACAGGTTCATAAGTCAAAGAAAAAGAATAATTCAAAGACTCTAAAACAGAACCTTCGCTTTCCTGACTAGAAGAATTTGGAGATGATACTAGCTTTGTATAATTATTCATATCAGGAGAACGTATCGAATTAGGAGATCTCTCAAATAAAGAGCTTTTCTCTTCAGGAATTAATTCAGGAGTGATAGAGCCAGTTATTTCGCCAAAAACTATAAAAGAAACAGAAAACTCTATAATAGAATAAGGAGAAATAGAAAAAGATAAAGACTCTAAAGCCGCTTTATTAGAAGTAAGGCCCGAGAAATTAAAATCAAAAAAACCAAAATCAGACTGTTTATTTTCTTTAATTTGTTTTACGAAATGAGTTAAGAAATCTCCTTCACCTTTATTATAGTCTATAATTTGAAATACAGGTACATAAGAGAAAGATAATTTGTAAGCTCTCGACGCAGTAGGAGATTGAGAGTGAATACCTGACCTACCTAAAGAATAGACAGGTTCTTGAAAAGACTCTTGAGATATCGTTAGATTAGTAGCTAAGATATTGATATCGTTAATCTTTAACGGTAACTGATCGTATTTAGCGTGTCTCATAATTCTAAACTCTTATTTCCAATTAAAGATAAGCTTAAAACTGCAGACCCATCGACAGAAGCGGAAAGCTTTTCAGATTCTATTATTGCATCTTCTATTTCAAAAAACTGTATTTGGTTTTCAGAAGAATTTTCATTTATTGTTAGTTTCACGTTTTTAAAAAATGATGATTTTTCTATATTCCTCATATTCTCTATTTCGTAATCATCAACCTCTATAGTAAAGCTTACTGAAAATTGCAACGGACCAATCAAAGATACTTCTTCAGGTTTTTTAGAGTTATAACTGTAAATAGGCTTTCTTTTCGCCGAAGCAGACAAAGAATAATTTTGGACTCTATTAGTTTTAAAAACGTCATCCAGCTCTAATTCAATAGAGTTATAACCAGCAACTTTAAAAGAATCATTATAAGAAAAATCAAAAGACTCTTTTGTTTCGCTTTTTAGTAATTCTCCATAAATATCAGCTTGCATTGAAATAGACGGTATTTCTCCTATAGAGCAAGAAGAAGAATAAGATATTAAATGAGCGCCTTCAAACAGCAAACCTTCCTTTTTATATTCTAACTTTCCATTAAAACCGTCAGCAGTAAAAAGTTTTGCATAGAAAGGATCATCATAGAACAATAAAGAATTGACATTAATAACTGCTGTTTGAGGAGAAGTAGGAGAATAAAAGGTTTTTTTAGACCCTAAAACAGAAAAAGAAGACATGGTAGATTTGTAGTCGATAGAAATATCCTGAACTCCATTTACATAACTGTAAATGCCTCCTTGTTCTTCCAAAAAAAACCTTTGACCACCCCTCTTTATTCTCGATAACATCGGAAATACTTACACTTTTTAGTGTAAGGAATGCTAAGGAAAAAGGATGAATATTAATAATAGTATTTCTAATGTGGAAGAATGGGATCAGAGTAAAAGTTACAACAAAAACTCCATTGTTAAAATACTCGATACCAACGACGAAATTGAAGGTTATACTAATGTTTCTTATTATTACTCCTTGAAAAACGTAACAGCTAACTCTGAATCTCCATCTACAAAAAAAGATTTATGGGGAGGCTACTTCACTCAAGGCAATCAAGGCAATCAGAAAAAACCAGAATTTTTATGGAAACCTTCGTATAACAGCTCGGTAAACCACACTCCATCTATTCATATTTCAAAGTTCGGAGAAGGATATGAACAAAGGTTCAGAAAAGGAATATTTAATGATTATATACAAATAAATATAACATTTGAGCATAGAGACACCGAAGAAGCTCGATGCATAAATCATTTTTTAAAACAAAGACAAGGAGTTGAAGCTTTTTACTTTAAACATATCCCAGAATTGCACCAAGACACAGGAGATGACAATTACAGAAAGTTATTTATATGTGAAAAATGGACTAGCAACTTCGAGTTTTTTAATAACCACAGTATAACCGCAATGTTCAGACAAGTGAATACATGAGCCAAACTAATTATCAAGAAATAAATAAAGAGCAAACTCAAAAGACTAACAAGTCTTTGTCTTCAGAGTTAATGTCTTTAAATCCTTCTACACTATTAACTTTCTTTGAATTAGATATATCTACTGTAGAAAAAATAACCCAATCTTCAACACAAGGCGCGATACCCGCTTCTTCTGAAGAAAAAATAATAAGATTTCATAACAATAAAGAGTTTCCAAGAAAAAATATAATCTGGCAAGGAAAGGAGTTTTACCCTGCTCCCATACAAGCGGAAGGTTTCGATATATCTTCTAGAGGAGTGCTACCTACTCCAAAATTACATATGATTGTCGATTCTAGAGAAGACCACATTGAATCTCTTTCAAGTATTAGAAAAATCTCCAGAGAGTATGGAGACATAATAGGCTCTAAAATAACAAGAATAAGAACTTTCTTAAAATACATAGATAAAGAAAATTTTTACAGGGTAGGTTCAGATGTAAATCCCGGATTAAATCCCGGATTAAAAACAGGAGATGTAATTCTTCCAAATGATTTTGAGCCTGATCCTTACGCAGAATTACCTAGAGATATATTTTACGTAGAGAGAAAAACTAACGAATCTCCAACCGAAATATCTTTTGAGCTTTCTTCATTGATAGATGTCGAAGGTATAAAACTTCCAAGGAGAGTGATTACTTCAACAAAATGCTCTTTTAAGTATAGAGGATGCGGATGTTTTTATGAGTCAGAAAAAAACAAGGGTAATTTATTAAAAAGGTGTGAATCCGAAAATGTTACACTTTTAAAAAAAGCTCCAGCTATATCTAATAATCAAGACGAGATAATAGAGTCTTTAATAGGTGCTAGAGTAAGAGACACGGCGTGGAAATACGAAAAATGGAACGGAAACAAACAAGGAGAATATGAAGCAGGACAGGTCACATACATTAATCGTAATGACATAAACTATTATTATGTTTTAAAAAAGAGTCTAGGACAAAAACCTCCTGCTCCACCTAATGAAGAATACTGGATAGCCGACTCTTGCTCTAAAAATTTAATAGGATGTAGACAAAGATGGGGATACCAAAGTAAAGCTGATTTTTCAGGATCAAACTTCACAAAAGGAGAGTTGCAATTCGGGGGTTTTCCTAACGCTACTAGAATAAACCAATTCTAAGATGAATATTAACGATAATGTAAAATTAGAAATAAAGAATCACGCTTTAGAGGATTCTAAGCGAGAATGCTGTGGTTTTCTAGTTTTGCCTCCAAAGTCTTTTAATCTAAAAGTTGTAAAAGCTAAGAATATAGCGGAAAGGCCGGAGCATTTTTTTAAAGCTGACCCAGTAGATTATTTAAGAGCTTGTGACGAAGGAGATATAAAAATTGTTTATCACTCTCACATTGATGACAATAATGAATTCAGTAATAACGATAAGTTAAATAGCAAAAAACATAAAGTAGATTATTTATTGTATAATATTAAAGCCGATAATTTCTTTGTTTACGGACATAAAAGAAATTCTGTGGCAGATATAACTAAACCATTTAAATGGGGAGTAAATGATTGCTTCGTCACGGTAAAAAACTTCTTAAAAAAAACAATAGATAAAGAATTAATATTACCTAAATGGTATAAAAACCTCGACGAACACTGGTCAAAAAAACACCCTTTTGCTGTTCAAGAAATAATAAAACTAAACCCTATCTTAAAAAATATAAATTTTACAGATGAGAGGCAGCTTCAGAAAAACGATATACTTTGTTTTTCTTTTTTTGAAAAAATAAAAGTAGAAGATCATTTTGGGGTTTATGTGGGTAACTCTCAATTTTATCATCTACCTATGAATAAATTTCCTATTTTTCAAGATTTAAGTCATTTTTATTCAACTAAAATAACCTCAGTATACAGACCAACATGACAAAAGTTACATTACATGGAAATCTTTCGGAAAAAGTCGGTAAAAAAATATGGAACCTATCTGTCTCTAGCGTAAAAGAAGCTCTTTCCGCTATAGAAATACAATCAAAAAAACTTTATAAAACTTTTATTCAAAATGATAAAAAAGATATAAAGTATAGAATCTTGATAAACGGAAGAGATTTTTTATTTGACAAAGAAAAAGGCGTTGACACCGAAGAAGGGCTAAATTCTTCTGAATTAGCCATGAATCTACCTAATATAAAAACTATAGATTTTATTCCAGTTATTGAAGGAGCAGGAGGAGGAGGTGACGACGGAGGAACAGACGCAAAATCTATTATTGCTATAGTAGTAGGAGTACTTCTTATAGCTTTTTCTGGCGGTAACCCAGCTGTGATTATGGCAGGTATAGGATTAATAGCTGCGGGAGTAACAAATCTTTTGACTCCAAAACCTAAATTTGACGACTTTGAAGAAATAGAAGGAGGAGGAGGAAGAAAAAACGAGCTTTTTTCCGGTCCTCAAAATACAATAAGAGAAGGAGGCCCCGTCTTCGTTGGTTACGGAAGATTACTTATAGGATCTCACGTTATTCATTCCTCAATCAAAACTTTTGACGTTAAAAACGGAGAAGAAGTAGATAAAAGTAAATATACGAGATATAGTTACTGGGGTAACGAATATTACGGGTTAGATTACAGACACTCAATAAAGGTTGATGACGAAAAACAAAATGTTTCTAATTTAGCTAAAAAACAAATTATTGACGAAAGAGATTTTTCTTCTTTATCTAAACCTAAACAAAATAAAGTTGGAGAAGTGACTAATTATCCGGGAGGAAAAGAAAGCGAATACATTTTTGAACTGCAAGACGGTAGCTATTTTTACTGTAACAAAGACGAATCTTAAACAAAAGATCTAAAAATGGGAAAAAAAGGAAAAGAATACGAACCAAGAAAAGCTATAACTGACGAACAGGGAGTTTTAATACCTTCCGGTAGTGATACAGAACTGTATTCTTCTATTTCCGAAATATTCGTTGCAGATCTTTTATGCGAGGGAGAAATAGAAGGAATAGTTAGCGGAGATTATATATTTCAAGGACAAATAAACGAAACAGGTTATACATCAGCTGAATATATTCCGTATGCGGCACAAGGAAAAGAAGATAGTGAAGATACGTCTTTAGGTTTTTTAAAATCTGTTTATTGGAATGAGGTTCCAGTGGTAGACAGTGAAGGATATTATAATTTTCCAGAAATAAATTTAAAAGAAGTCAAAGGGTCTCCTACCGGTCTGGCTCCTACGTTAAATTCTGAATTATCAAGCGGTTCTGCAGAACAGCTTCAAGATGATATGCAGATGTCTTTATTCAGAAATATAGGAGATAGACTATTTGGTCCGCCTATAAAAGTTGGTGAAAAAGCTCCAAAATATTACAAAACAAATCAAGCATATATAGCAAAAGGGAACGCTAGTTTTTGGTACTCGAATTATGAATCTCAATATGGTCAAGCATTAATAGAAGACGAAAATGAAACTAGAGTTTTTGTCGGAATAGTCGGAGCAGGAACGCAGGACGAGAGAAGGATTATAGGTGAAGAAGTAAACTTTAACCAAAACGCTGGGTCAAATAACCAAACGAATCCTAATGAGACAGGAGAACCCACTTTAAAAGGGGGAAAAATTGATAGAAATGCAAAAACATATACTATTTCAAATAAAGAATGTGTTAAGGTAGCTGTTAACATAAGAGTTCCTAATTTAACAGAACAAATAAAAGACGATACTACAGACGATATTAGTAACGATTCCAAATCTTTTTCTTCACAGAGAAAAGGTACGTCTCAAAGTGGAAATCAACAACCATACGGGCAAGGAGATTTGAGAGCTCGAAAAATAACGTATCAAGTATATTTCAGACCAGTTTTTGACACAAGGCATTCTAAATCTAGCTTTTTTCAAGAAGATTTTTCTAGTTTAAATACAGACGATATCTTAATTGAGCAATTAAAAGAAGTAGGGCTGATTAAACCACCAATAGGAGAAGAGGAAGAAAGCAGGGCAATAGAAGAAAAATTGGAAGAAATCCTAAAGTCAAACGGTTTTAAAGAAACAGATTATAAGGAGGACGGAGATCAATTAGTTAATTTAGACAACAAGATAGAGCTTTCGAAATTCTTGTCACTTTTATTAGTTGAATCTAAGGGTTCTTTTCCTTGGAAGCTAGCTTATGAAGATGAAATTTTCGGAAGATTCGATCAACCTTACCTAAGAAGCAGAACGGTAAATTTAGAAAACTACGGTATCGACATCTGGAATGGAAATGCCGTAAAAGATTACGAACTTTTCCAAGGTTGGGAAATCAAAATAGTAAGACTTACTCCAGACTCTGTTCACACTTATCTAAGAAATCAAAGTTTTGTAGATTCTTTAGTCGAAATATATAAGCCTAAGATGAGATACCCTTACTGCGCTATGGTATACTCTAAATTTGGCGCAGATAATTTTTCGGCTGCTCCCGCTAGATCATATGATTCAAAACTTATAAAGGTAAAAATACCAAATAATTATGACCCAATTAAAAAAACTTACGGTATAAGCGCAGCTTT